GGACTACGCTCGGGCTGGGCAACGTAGTCAGGTCGTCTCTCTACAGGGGTAAACAACAACGGATCATTCGCGTCTAGCGGGCGGCGAGCCGTGCGGGCCATGTTAGGGAGCTGCTCTAGCGGGGTACCAAATAGTTGTCGGAGCATCTGCCGGATGGCTACATTCGAGGCCTCAGTCGTAGCAAGAAGAACCTCAGCAGGAGGCGACACAGCAGCCATGTTCTCCACACCCTTCCTGATAGCTGCAAGCTTGGCCGCACGGGGCAACGCATAGAACGATTTGACTCCTGCCTCTACAGCGCCGGGAACCGATGCGATGCCAGAGGCTAGGGCCGAGCCGCCGCGAACCACAGCACCCGGTGCTCCGAGCAGTGTGTTCTTTACCGTTGATGGAGAGTTACGGATCATATCACGTAGCCGACGGACGGACGTGCGTAGGCCACCGTGGTAGCCTAGACCCCCGAAAGGACCAAGCTTGTTCACAAGAGGAATGTTCTTGTGTGGAAAGGCTCCTTTACCGATAGATCGCGGAACGTCTACCCCAAAAGCAGGGCTGAGAGGGTCGATGCCTGCGTTAGCCGCTTTACGTGCAATAATACGAGAGATAATCGTGCGCTCTTCCGGACTAAGGGCCTCACCGACGCCGTCGATGACAGCTTCTATCGCCTTAACGCGTTTGATGGCTTCTTCGTCAAGACCAGCAAACGGGTGCCTCGGGTACGCTTTCCGCGCTGCGTCTGGATACCTATCTAGGGCTCCCTGCCTCGTCTGCTCAAGCAAGCGGGCCTCGTCCGTAAGATCGTCCATCGTTAGACTGTCAACGAGTTCAGCGAACTGTTGCTGTTGGCGCGTACGTGTGTCCACTGGACCGTCAGGCAGATCCATGTTGACGCGAGGGCCCTCTATCTGGCTAGCCGCTCGAACACTCGGCACACGCTTCAGGGCCTCCTGCGCGATCATCGTCTTGGTGCCGGGGCCTTCAGGTGTTGTGGCTTCGGTACCTACGCGAGTTGGACGCTCTTCACCAGCCTCGGCTGCGTCCGCAGCAGCGTCAGCGGTGCCCTTTTGAGAGCGATCTGCTTGTTGTCTGCGAAGCTGTTCTTGTTCAGACAGATCAGCGGGGCCACCGATAACTGCGCCTCGTGGGGTCGCTGTGGTCGTCAGATAGTCATACAGGATGTTGCGTGGGATGTCGCCCTCGGGGACGCGTGCAGTCAGGCGTGTCGGCGCACGTTCGCGGCGAGGTTTGCCTACGTCAGCACTAAGAGCTTCGAGGTACGAGCTAATGTCCTCGTAAGGGTAATCCACCCCTTCGACTTCAATCGGAGCAACCTCCGGGCGTCGCTGTTGCTGGAGCATATTGATACGGTCGGCTAGGCGTGTACGTCTCACTGGGCCTCCTCGGTCGTCTTCTTGAACTCAACAACATCGTCGTCAGGCTTCTCAAACGACGCATCGTATTCGCTATCAAGCCGTTCTTTAAGTTCGCGTAAGACACGATGGACGTTGGACATAGGATTATATTTGGGGTCTTCTGCCATTATCGCCTCCTGTAACGGCTCCTACGCCATGATGTACGCTTACGATTCTTACCCTTGGTAGAGTCTTTTCGGTACTTCTCAACTTGGTTGTATGTCATGTCCTTAAACAATAACACATTCTCAAGACCTTCGGGGGGCCCTGTGGTCTTGTAACGCCTCGGAGCGTACCTCGCCCCTAAACATGCAAGTTGAAGCGCGGATATTTTATCCCAGTGGTGTCGATCGCGTCGTTTACCGGGCTTGCCTGAGTGTAATATCTCAGACGCTGCGCTGCGTTCTGTCTGCTTGTCCTCTCGGTAGGAGCCCAGTTGGTCTACAGTGTCCTCGTCTCGGAGGATAAGCTCGTCCCGTAAGGCGTCTTGAAGGTATGAAAGCATGATTGAGATGGACTTAGCGGTGGCTGCGACACCGGGCTTGTAGGCTTTTTCGTAGTAGAGATTTGGGTAGCCAGCATCTTCAAGCAGAGCCAGAGTAGCCACACCGACGCCGTTACTCTCAACGACCACCATTGCGTTGTTGTATTTAGATCCGACCTCGAAGATCTTACGCGCGAAGACAACCGGGTCCGTGGTGTCTCCAAAGGCCGCAACTTGGGTCCATTCTCCATCGTACACCTTCAACACTTGGAATGACGCGTGGTCTCTCGCAGCATAACCCGCAGGGTCAACGCCCATCACATACGTCGCCCCGGCTTCGGGCTCCTCGTACTCCATGTACGGGGCCTTCCATGGGACAAGCACACTGTTCTGATGCTTACGTAGTAGGTCGGCGTGGAACACAGAGCCCACAGATGAGATCCAACAACTCACATCATCAAACGGATAGTACACCTTGAAAAGGTCGGGGTTACGCCGGATCTCAGCATCTGTCTCTAGCATGAGCCTGCGGAATGCGAGGTTCTCTTTCGTTAGCCCCTTGGGTCCGTAGCGGTTAAGAAGATCTATCTCCTCATTCTCTAGGGCCAACCCTTTCGGCCACTGACGTTTGTTGAGCTGACCATCCCAGAAAGGAAAGAACGCGTAGACCCAGCGACCGAGTCCCATCTTGGCATCGCGACACTGGTCACGCCACCATTCGGCGGAAGGCTCACTCATGGGCGAAGGCGTAGACTCTAGCAACACAAGTGATCGATCGCGGTTGATCATCGAGGGGTAGATCATAGAGAACTGATGACCTGCGTTACGCCAGTAAGGGAGTTCTGAGCCATGGAAGCTGTCCGGTGATTGACCAATACCTACTGCACCAGATTCTCCAGACAGCACGCGCATCTTCCCGCCGTGCTGAAAAGTCAACTGCCTTACCTCGCGGTTCGGTACCGTCGGTGCCCGTACAGGTTCTGGCCACCTGCTATGCGTTAAGTGGATACGACGGTGGAGGTATTCTGCCCGATCTCGGTTATCAGCAATACAAACATGGTCGTGTCCGGGTGTGTACGCAGAACGGACATAGCCACACAGTTCAGCGGTTAGGCTCTTCCCGCCCTGTCGATAACCAAGGACAGTCAACCACTTGGTCTGTCCAAACGGAGTTTCTGGTGGTTCGGAGTAGTACGACACCACCGTCTCCTGAAGACGCTTCGTGATGGCAAACGGGTCGTAGGTGTGCTCCCGCCCTGTCTTCTGATCGATGATACTGGCGTAGGCCCTGAGGCTAATCGCAGGGTCTCCGAGCGCAGCCAACGCCTCTTCGTCGAGCGATGCGGTCATTACTTCATGCTCTTCTTGCCCTTGCACTTCCAACGCTTGCGCGACAGGTTGTTGGGCGTGTTAGGGTCGTTTTGTTTTTCTTTCGACAACCGTTTTTTGATTCCGAAGGAGCGAGCGCAGTAGGAGTCACCCTTAGACGTACCGGGCTTAACACGAGGTCCGCCACCTTTCGCCTGCCCTGCTTGGCCGTAAGACACCTTCTTACCAGACGCGGTGCGCTTGACTCGCGCCTTACCCTTACGGGGCTTAAGTGCGTTACGCGCGGCCTTACGTCGTTTCTCTTTCAGGGACATGACTACCTCTTCTTGCCTTTGTGCAGACCATGTTTGGCGTACTGCTTACCCGCTGCCTTAGCTTTACGCTTAACAGCGTTGGCCCTAGCTAGCTTCTTCGTGCCACGCAAAGCATCAATCTGTGCCTTTGGAGCATACACCTCGCCGGTATCCCGACTTCGTTTGCCAGAGGGTGTGGTGTAGTTTTTCCTACCCCACTCAACAATGGACTTTTGGGTTTCCTTCATTTGTACCCTCCGCCTTTCTCCTTGTACCGTTTGGCAAGCATCTGGGCCTTACGGGCGGACCACTGACCGGGAGCGCCACCTTTGCCGCCCGCTTTGATAGCAGCGAACAGACGCTTACGCATCATAGGCTTGGTGTAGTTGCCCGCTTCGTTGACGCGGCTCTCGCTCTTTTTCTTCTTCTCGGCCATCAGTTCTCCTGTGGAGGCTCTTCCTCTTTGCTCATAGCACGACGAGCGGCTTCAAATGGCATGGCTGCAAGCGGCAAGGCGTAAAGAGGGCCTAGCTTCTTGAGTGCTGAGGCTACACGCGGGTCTGCGTCATCTGACACCTGCAAAGACTTGGCTAGCCGATTTGCCGCTTCCTCATGCAGAGGTATAACGTACAAGCGTTGATCTCCGATGGGACTTATAACGATAGGGAAATCATCTACGTCCATATTCAACACATCAGCATACGCCTCTGGGGCGATTTCATCGTACTGCTTAACTAGATTAGCGTTGTTCATAAACGCAATATCATCCGCAAAGTTTACAAACTCAGCAGTAGGAATCAAAAAGTAATCGTGCTTTGACGTGTACGCTTGTTGTAGTTGATCGCGGGCCATCAACTTATACCTCTGTCGTATAGTTGTAATAGGCGTAGGGTTAAATACGGGGCGGGAATACGACCTAAGATCAGTAGGAGGGTCGTATAACTCCCAGTTATAAACGTCGCCGAGCGACCCTGCCGTTTGTGCCGGGTCCCATTGGTACTCGAACGGTACGTAAGACAGACCCGGAAGGTCTGGGTGCATAGTAGAGTAGGCCCCTGCGAAGCCCATGTGTGTTAGCTCGCCTATCTCACCGTCTATCCGCTTCTTGCTTAGATAAGAACCGTACCGACTAAAATGAGGGTTCGCTAACGTATCGAAGCTTACCATAGGTTGGCCTGCCGCATACCTTGGATCCATAAGCAAAGTGTAGAGTACGCGAGGCCACATGTGTGTATGTACCTCTAGGTTTGTTTTATACCCCGAGAGTAACGGTGGCCTGCCTGTTATCTCGGCCATGTTAATATCGGTCTCTCTGATAGCGTCTTTTATCTCATCGTAGCGGGCACCAAGATCTGCATCCCCTTGTATGTACTCCTCGAACGCTTTTGCAACACGCCACGGCTCGTCAGTAGGAAGCTTCGGGTTTGGGCGTCCGAAGCGCATAGCAGCCATAAATAACTTAGCCGTATCGGTCGTGCTGAAGTCTGTACTAAGGGTAAGAGGCTCAAACGCTCGACGCATCTTGGCCATCATTTCGTTAGCGGGCGCGTTGTACATACGGATGTACATTTTTAAGAACGGCATGCCTGTTCTAGCGAGCGGAGGGATTAGGTCTCCACCCAACTCAGGTTTGTTCATCTCCCTACCCGTGCCCTTGTAGCCCTCAAGGGTAAGGGACGTATCTTGGAGCGTCTGAAGTGTGCGGTCGTCAACAAGATTTATGTTGGTACCGTCCTCGGAGAACGTATGGTTCACTAACGACGGAGAACCAAACCCGCGATGACGCGGGAAGTGCATTGGTACTACATCTTGTGCGCGTAGAACATCCGCAGCAGTAAACGAGTCAAGGCCTTGAGTGGCTTCGAGATAGTTAAGCGCGGGCAGGATGCGATTGTTCATCTCGTCTTGCAATATCTCAGGAGGCCGGTCCTCTGGTTTGAGGAACGCGTTTGCGGGCAAGCGTAAGACCTGCCCTTTTGTCGCTTGTTTAGTAGAGACCTTGTACCCTAAGCGAGACAAAAACTGGTCCTTGGCGCTCGGTCCCCCCGGCCTCATGCGAGGGTTGCCCTGCTCATCAAGGAAGGGTCCTTTGCTGCCGATTACAGGAACAGGCTCTGGCGTTACGAACGTCGTCCCGCGACGCGCCATATTTTGCAGCACTGTATCGGATGCCGATGTTCGGAGGTCGATAGAAGGCAACGACTCGGGTTCTGGTGTCTCGATCGACTCTCTTTGCTTTAGGATGCCCTCGGTGGCTTTAAGATGTTGCTCCGGTGACAACCGTGGGGGGAGGTTAAGCATCTCTCTAATGTCATCAATAGACCCGGCTTCGATTCTAGCGTCTTGTAAGTTGTGACGACGAGCGTCGCGAGCGTTATTGATCATACGGTCAAGAGTGACTGTTGCGTTACCTTCGCCTCCACGCATCAATCTCATGATGCGACTAAAATGCTCTAGGTTGTCGATTCCAAGAAACCGCATCAACATATCTGTACTATCCGCAGCTTGTAGAAACGACCTAATGTTAGTACCGGACGCAAGACGCTCGGCGGCAGAGACAAGCTGTGGCACAAGAGATTCCAAGCCGTTACCTGCAACGCCGTCACCTATACTGTCAGCAGGGATGCCGCCGCGTACGATACGGTAGAAGTGCTCAACCGCATCAGTATTAGATGGGGAACCGATTTGCAACGAAGACCACAAATCGGTAAATAGTGTTCTCTCTGACACGTAGCCCTGCTTGCGATGCAGGACAGAGTACCATGTAGGCAGCGTGGCTAGGCGGGTCACCTTATCGTCCCCGGTTAGATCAGCGGCATCCGCTGCGTCCAAAGTCTCCTGATTGACAAGATACTCAGCAATCTGACGAGGTGTCCCTTCAACCACATTCCCTTGGAAATCGAAGGCCGCGCCGTCGTAGAAACCTGAGGAGAGTGCGGCGGTCACCTCCTTTGCCATCTGACGCTGTATCGCAGTATACGCGTCAGGAGCAATCTTGGCCAAAGCGTGCTGAAGCGCAGCTTTGTAAACAGTGCGGAAGGAATCTGGGATAGAAATGGCGCGTCCATCCATCGACTCTTCGGGCATCTCAAGGGCGTTAGGTAATGTGTGGCCACCTCTCTCGTTTAAGCCGCCGTAAGCGAATGTATTTTCCTTCAACCACCTAAGGCTATCAGTCACCGCTTCGACGATCGGTATTAGGTGTTGGTCGCGTTCAAAGTTGTACATACTGCGCTTTAGTAGGTCCATGATTTCGAAGCGGACTCTATCTAGACTAATGTCAGCGTTTAGGAGGTCTGTGGGTGCGGGGAGACGAGGAGTAGTGCCTGCGTCTTCGGAGGCCTCAGCCGCTTCATCGGCTTCGTAATCATCACGGAGCACGTCTTCGAGTGTTAGCGGGGTATCGGCGGGAGGCTGTTCATACATTGACCGGAGGTACGCGTGTAGCTCATGATCATAAATCTCTGGTACAATACGGCGTCCTTCGTCCGCTTCTTCCAGCGCATCCCTAACTGCATCTACAAAGGTCCTGAAGCCGCTAAAATCTGGGACCCCCGCGCCTTGTATAAGTCCTTCATAAGCAGCACGCAGAATAGCTTCACGCAGATCTGTACCACGGGCTACTTGGTCGTCAATCGCCTGCACAATCTCATTGACATTGGGGTCAACCGAAGCGTCGCCACGTCTTAGCGGGTCCATTGCACTCTCGGGCAACTCCACGTCCTCTGCGCCAAGACGCTCGGCGTCAAGAGGTACGTCCCGCATACCTTCTATCTCTGATCGTTGTTCCGGTGTCAGGTTAGACAGCCATTCCATCACAGTCGGGTCTTCCCGGTACTGCGTGTATAGGCTTTCAGCAATGTCTTCGATAAAGTTAAACGGTGTTACGGTACGTGGGTCTGGTGTCTCCCTCTGAGGCTGCGTGACCTCATCAAACATATCCGTAGGTTCATCAGGTGTAGGCTGCCTTGGTCGCGGGCGCATGTCCCGGTCAACCGTTCTTCGCGGTCGGGGGCTAGTAGGCGCGGGTAAGTCGCCTAGGGCCCGTTCGGCTTGCATTCTTGCCTGCGCTTCCGCCTCTTCTAGTTCCAACTCCTCAAGTTCTTCAGCAGTCATACCATCGCTAGGGCGAGGTCGTTCGGGTTCACGTTCACGTCTAGGGCGACGTTGATACTGCGGGGTTACGTCCTCCATCTCACCGTCAGGCATACGACGACGCGGTGTGGTGCTCTCCATGAGGATCTCAGCACCATCATCCGTAAAGCGATCTGGATTTAGCTGACGATAAACAGCGTCATCGAATCTACGAGCAGCGTCACCCACACGTTCTAAACCTGTACGTACCCCCGAACTAAACCGCTGGCCTTGATCGCTACGAGCAAAGCGGCCTAGGCCCCGGATGGCGGCTTTGGATGCGGCTTCGCCTACGCCTTGTCCGATCGCCTCTGCTGCCGCAAAGGCCATAGGGTTCATCGTGTCGAGTGCCGTCTTCAGCTCATCTCTGTCTAGCTCGCCCCGTTGTGCTTGTCGTGCAAGTCCCTGCATCATAGCTGCTTGCTGCTCGGTCATCAGGCCTGACGCGAACGCCTGTCCTAGAACGCGTTGTGCTGTCTCTTGATTAGCAAGCATCTCGCCGAACTCGTCAACAGACATCGACCTTTCGCCGTACATCTCGCCGGGTCGAGCTTCTCGAACTGATGGTCCGTCGGGCATAGGGGGTAGGGGTTCTGCTGGTTGCTGTGCCAGCTTGGCCATGTACTCCGCCGCCGCATCTTCCGGTGTCGTTTGATACTGCGACATGTCCGGTTGCGTGATGCGGTCAGCGGCCCGCTGTGTCTCAGCTTGGAGCGCTTGTTCTCGGTCACTACCGGAGTACTTAAGGCGTCCCAACATCTTGATAGGATCGTAGTCCCCACGCACGGCACGCCGCATGGCGTCACCGAAGAACGTCTGAGCGACCGGCTTACCCGGTTCGTAGTCCCCCGACCGCTCTCGCTTGGCAAGCTCATCGAGGATCCGCTGTTCTGGTGTACCGTACAGATACGTCTCGTACGCATCACGTGCTTTGTTAGCGGCCGCGTCAAGAGGACGATTAAGTGCGGATAAGGTACTTTTGGGGTCCTTCGGATCCATGACTACCCCCCGAAAGGATTATCAATAGACTTCTTATTTTTCCTAGAAGGAGGTGGCTGGTCGGGTGTGACTAGCGAACCGTCGGGCATGACAGGATCAGGGAACTCGTAAGGTTCGTCGGGCGGTACGTCTACGATCTGAGGCTGCGTTGCTTGGTACTCCATCTCTGCGCGACGCCGGTCTGCTTGATATGCTTCTTCCTCTTCCGGGGAACGCATGTTGCGGTACTCCTCTGGGGCAGTAGGTGCAGGCATGCCCTCGACAAGGTTGACACCGGTTTCTTTGACGGCTTCGAGTACCCGACGCGCCATATCACGTAAAGCTTGCAGGTTCTGCGGACCACGACTTGTGTCTCGGTTATCGGCGAGGGTATCAAATGCTCTTTCGTCAGCCATTCTTGGCCTCCAGTACTACAGGTTCGGACTGCTCAATCTCTTCGGCGGTGAAGTAGTCACCACGGAGCTGTTTAGTCTCTCGCTTCACTTGAACAAGTGCGGTAACTATATCCGTATATGCATCTTGCGGGCTTCCTTCAACCGAGTTCTTAGTTGCTAGGATAGTAAAGTTGAGTTCATGCCATGCCCGTAGCTCCTGTGCGATAACAGGTGTGATACGCCCCTCAACCAGTGCAGCCATGATTTTACTGCTGAAACCTACCAGATCGTCATACGTATCAATCTGAGCTTGAGCTACAAAGTCTGCGACCTCCTTACGTTTGTCCTTCGGGACCAACATCAACCAAGATGCGTAGTCCCCACCAACACTTGCGGGAGGTCTACGAGCGGAGCTTGAGTTCTTCTTCTTTGACATCAACAGCCTCTTTGGTTCGATGGACACGACAGCCCGGTGATATGCGGAGCTTCTTAGGTGTGCCTTTGATTAGATAAGGTAGGTACGCAGGATGTTCTAGCATCTGTTTGCAATATAACGTGTCTGCCAGAAAAGGATTAGACATGAGAGCCGCAAGGAACTTGCCTCGGGCACGTGTCGGCATCTTCCGGATGAATGACGGTAGCATCGCTTTACGGAAGTCAGTAGCCGTTGCCCATAGGACGTACTGCGGTATCTTCTGCCACTCGGACACAGCGAACGCCATGGCACGATACACTTCGTCCTCGGTAAGGTCGGTGCCCTTGGCTATCTGGATAGGTGTTAGGCCCATGCCGTACAAGAGTACGACGAGGTGCGCTATGAACAGTCTGTGAGGTGTCGTGTACTTATAGCACATGTTGACGTTGGTTATTTGAAACGGACTAGGTATCAGTCGATGACGGAACGCAGGTAGTACTTCGTCGGGCCAACGTGTGGGGGACACGAGGCACTTGTCAGACAGCACCCACTCATGCAACACAGGAGTCGCTCTGATCCACCTACGGACGTTTTGATTGGACCGGGCGGTAACCTGTGGGTCCCAGTCGAGTGCGCGGCCCCTGATGGCTTTCAGGCTCGCTACAAACACACCCCATCGCTGACGCTGCATACGCCGCTCCGTCAAGATGGTACGGAGCGCGAGCATATGCGGGTCATGCCTACGGTGCTTGGCGTTTACTTGGAACCTGCGGATCTCAGGCATCTGCGATCCGCATACTGATAAATGAGGGAGCAGCTACCTTATTGTCTTGGAGGCTGATGCCGTCCCAGCACTTACTGTTCTTGCCGTTGACACGAAGCACACGAACCTTGTAGTTGCGCTCCTTCATCTGCCGGTTGAACAGGCGGTAGTTCTGCGGACGTTGGTTTAGTTCATCGCACCACGCGGCGTAAGCAAGATACAGGTCCTTCAACGTCACACGCTGTCCCGTACCGATGATGCACTGCTCGTCCATGAACTCAGCGAGCACATCCATCTCCTCACGGTACTCGTCGGTAGCCAACGTGACGCGTGCCGGTGGACGGAGACCATCTTTCTGCCACGCCAGACACCCCTCGACGAGCTTGGCCAAGATGCCGGGGGCTTCATTACGTAGCTTCTCTAGGAGGAATGGGTCTTTCTTGTCTGACGAAATCTTTCTTGTCCAAGGGATACGGATGACGCGACGCCAGATGCCTTCGTCGTTGCCCTTGATGATTGGTCTGTGGTTGGCTGCGATACACAGCTTGTGTGTTGGCATGAACTGATAGAAGTCCTGACGCATCTTGCGAGCGCGGATGGGGTCGCTGCCGGTCAGCTGCTTGATGAGCGCCTCGGCAAACGGCTTACCTTTCTCCACCTCTGCGTTAGCTACGAAGCGTGCGGCCTCCAAGTCGGCAACCTCTGTCGGGTGAGATTCGCCTTTCTTCGCCAGCAATAGTCCGGGGGCCCCTTGGATAGCGTAGTCACCGAGCACATGCATCAGGGCAAGAAGCGCAGTCGTCTTCCCGTTGCCGCCTGTCCCTTCCATGAAGAGTAGGACCTGCTCAGTGACGAGTCCTGTAAGGCAGTACCCAAAGAACCGATGCAGGAAGTCGATGACCTCTTGGTCTTCTTCCATCGAGTACGCGAGGAACTCGTCCCACACGGGACACTTGGCGTTCGGGTCGTAGACAACCGGGCTCGTCTTCGTGATAAAATCCATTCTGTCATGATCTTGCAGCTTCCCGTTCTTTAGGTTTAAGGTGCCATTTGCTACGTTGAACAACCATGGGTCTGCATCCAGACGAGAAGCTTCAACTGCAATGTTTATTTCAGTGGACGCCAGTGTCACCATCGCGTTAAGAGCGCGAGAGCTTTCACTACGAAGCGCGTGGCGGTAGATGTCCGCCTGTTTGTTGGGGTCCGTTTCGGCCTCGGCCTCTGTAAAGATAGTGCCAACGGTAGCCTTGGCCATACGATGGACGCCGCCGTCCATATCGCGCTTCCACCGACAGTCATCAAACAGATACCACATCCCATGCGTTGGGCAGTGTAGGAGATTCCCATGGAACATACGTACCATCCGCTTTGCATTTCCGAGATCAGTCAAGTTCGGGTTGTCAACCGTAGACGGGGTCGTGCTCGACGGAGCACGGGCCTTCTTGGATTTGAATGGCACACCCACCAGTTCTTGCAGGCGCTTCCAGCCGAGATGCTTACCAGCCTTATTTGTCTCGTGGCCCTTACAGTTGGCGTGCAGGCAACCGGCTGCAATCGCCCCGTTATTGAACTGGACGATGTAGGCGCTCCGATCGGTGTGCGAGGAATCCCATGGGCAAACGTCGAAGACCCAGCGGCGACCCTTCCCCTGCCATGACTTAGCTTCGCCAAGCTGTGGCAGGTTTTGCTTGATCCAGTTATCGAGGTCAGCGGTTGTGCCTGAACCACTGCGCCCACCTGTAGGCGTAGGTGAGCAGACGAGAAGTCCTTCTAGCTGCTGCTTTGAAACTGGTACTAGAACTTCAGTGGGATTGAGGAGCTTGGCTTGTCGCCACGGCCTTGTAGAGTCATCCTCACCTTTACGTGCCCACGTGCCGTATACCTTCCAAATACGAGACGGATTAAATACTAGTTGGTCCACCTTGGCTCCGTCCTCGTTGCAGAGGAACGCCAGAGTGTCTAGGGCTTCGCGGATCATAGACGACGGGATGTCTTCACATCTGTACATGAGGTGGTAACCGTTGCCCGAATCGCCCATCAACGGCGCGGGCCACCCTCTTGTTGTCAG